AGCGCCAGAACAAATTATTATCAATATGCGCTTAAAGGAAAATCCAAATCTGAAGAAAAAGGAAATGCAGCCAGAATTACCTGAACAGACAAAACAGACGGCAGCACCGGCACCAAAAAAGACGGCGTCAATTCAACCGTCAATAATTCCGCCAGCGCCAGATGAAAACCCTTTTGAGGATGACGACAATGAGCAATTTGATATTTTCTAATACCACCGGCGAAATTTTAAGCTCGCCTAAAGAAGAAAAGCGTGAAGAACACGACAAAAGCTTTATTGTTGTACGCTATTACCAGGATGAATCCGGCTGGCGTTACAGCATCCAGCTTAAACTGAAAAGCCTGGTCCGCGCCAAACCGTGCTTGCAGTCTGATATTCCAGAAAAAACAAAATCAGCTGCCGTTCTGGCAGCTGAAAAAAATGTTTATTCCTGGCTCACAAAACAACAAAAAAAACAGTTTGCAAAGTTTTGTGTTTTCGACTTTGAACAGCCTTCTTTATTCCCGGAACTTGATTAAAGCTCCCACCAGCTTATTGTCTTTGTCTTTTTATTTACTGAGCCGGTTTTATATCGCTTAGTAAAAGTGTTTGTTTTCTTATCCAGGAGACCATAACCAATATCATAATTTCCTTTGTTATTTCTGATAATGAAGGCAGTACCATCTTCAGTACAGTAAATTACAGCGCTATAAAAGCCGGAATCTTGCAGATCTTCAGCCAGCTGGATAAGTTCAGCATCCTCTATTCCGGTATTATTTGCAGTAAAAAATGCACATTCACCAGTGGCAGTTTTGCCATTTAATACTTTTTTAGTCTCATATTTATATGACTTAAACTTTAATTTTCCAGCAGCAAATACCGGAACCAAACAGAATAAAGCTGTCAAAATACATAAAATCTTTTTCATAAAATACCCCTGTGGACATTATAACACAATACTTGAAAATATGCCTTATATAACCATTTAAAAAATGCTCTAAAACGGCCCTAGGATTGCGTATAAACGCTTTATTTTATTTTTTTGAGTAATTTATCCAACTATGCTAAAAACACCCCTAAAAACCCTTATTTTTGCGTATATTACAACACAACATAACATTAAAATAATGCTATTTTTTACACTTTTTTTGTTTTATGTATTGACATTTTACAAAATAGACAGTATATTTATAAATGTCAGGAGCGAAAAGCTCCATCACAAGGAGACTAAAATGACAACAGTAAGAAAAGCAGTAGCAATCAGAAACAAGTTCACAGATGAACTTCAGGCAAAAAACTTCAGCGGATATGATTACGCTGTAATTACCCAGCAGATGAAGCGCTGGCTTCACCTGAGCGATCAGAACAAATGGCTTAATCAGTGGAGACTGATTGCCGTTGCTGAGCTTCGCTCACTTCAGATCATGCGAAAAGTTCATCTGAACAATCGCCTGGTAGCAAAAGCAATCTGCTTTGCAGTTTGTAAAACAATCTAACCCCCGGCAGGGCTTCGGCCCTGCTTCTAAAATAAATCACAAGGAGACTTAATATTATGAATCAGGAAATTGCAACAACAATCTTAAACCAGTTAGGCGGCCGCCGCTTTGTTATGATGACAGGAGCTAAAGACTTCATTATCACAAAAACTGAACTTTCATTCAAAATCGGTAGAAACTGCAACAGTATCAACCGTGTTTTAATTTCACTGGATCCAAGTGACACTTACACCATGAAATTCTGCCGTGACAGACTTTCAAAGAAAACCTTTGAGTTTTCAAGAAAAGTAGTAAACGAAATTTCAGATGTTTACTGCGATATGTTGCAGCCGGTTTTCACTCAGTACACCGGACTTGAAACAAGAATGCCAAGAATTATCGGCATTAACTGCTAAGCTTACAGGTTACAGGATAAAAAATCCTGTAACTTTTTTTTATCTTTTTTTTGTTTTGTGTATTGACATTTTACAAAATAGGCAGTATATTTATAAATGTCAGGAGCAAAAAGCGCTGACTCACAAGGAGACAAATATGAATATTGTAAAGGTTACAACAGTAAAAGAAGCAAGAAAGATTTTAAGAAATCTTAATCAGCTCGAAAGAGTTTACTTCTTTGGAAGCTGCCAGGTGCAGAAATTCGGCAATGGCCGCTATGCAATCGGCCCAAAGCCAGAGGATGACGACAGCGACCCAATGACTGATTATTCAGCATGGTGCTACGGCTGGCGCGAAGGTATGATCTTAAACGAGCTTAAACGCGACTTAAAGATTGCCTAAAAAAAACAGGGCTTCGGCCCTGCTTCCAAATAAATCACAAGGAGCTTTTATATGAATACCATGAAACCAAACACAACTTACTACACTCGCTCAATCGGCGATCATAACTGTATCTTTTCTTGTAAAGTAATTTCAAGAACTGCCAAAATGGCAAAAATCCTTTATGATGGCGTAGAACGCCGCGCAAAAATCTATACCGATGATAACGGCCGCGAATATATACAGCCGGATCACTGGAGCTTTGCGCCAAGCTTCAGAGCTGACGAAACAGTTCGCCCAAAATGCGACTGGGAAAAATAAAAATAATAGGGGAAATTTTCCCCTATTATCCCCTGTTTTCCTTTATTCAATTGGAGGTTATTACATGGCTAAGGAAAAAAAATATTCAGGTTACGGCTACCACGGCGGCGGCCGTAAACCTACTGGCGTAAAGCGCGCATCAATTGCAATCTCAGGACAACCTGAAGAACTTGAACAGCTTAAAATAAATGCTGCTAAAGCCGGAAAAACAGTCTCCTCTTTTATCCTGGATGCACTTGTCAGAAATTATCCTTCTGAAACGCTCAAAGAATTAACGCCTGAAGAAAGTGAAGCGCTGGAAACAGAAATCAATCTTGCACCTTTAGAAGAAATCTAATTACCTTCAAAAGCTGCCGGATGTAAAACATATAATTTGTGGTATGCACTGCATGGCCGCAAATACTTGCCATACTCCGGCAAAACTTTTCCGGCTTCACTTTTCCATTCATAAATGATTTGACATAACGCCTAGTCCGGTTAATTGTCTGTTTTCTTATAAGCTTTCTTCCTGGATAAATATTATATCCTACAAACTCAAAACCCCTTGTGCATAACCCTATGTTTGTTTTCTTGTTCAATTCCAGGAAAAGCTTATTATTCAAAAAGCTTTCAATCAGTTTAAGATATTTCCTGAGCTCACTTTTATTCCTTCCTAAGATAATAAAATCGTCCATGTATCGAACATAATATTTTATTTTCAGACCAAACTTGATATATCTATCAAGCTCATTTAAATATAAATTAGCTGTCAGCTGGCTTAATCTATTACCAATTTTAATTCCCTTTACAGGATTATCTTTATGTAAAATCTTATAAATCAAATTAAGAGTTCTTACATCAGAAATATGTCTTTTATATAAATTAAATACCAGGTCCAGATTTACGCTGTCAAAGTATTTATGAATATCACATTTCAAATAATAAACAGAGTCTTTCTTATTCAGAAAATAACTTACTCTATTTGCAGCTTTCAAAGCTCCTTTATCCAATCTGCAAGCGTAGCTGTCATAAATAAAAGTCTTTGATATTTCCGGCTCTATAACATTACAGATTGCAGTCTGTACAACTCTGTCACGATATGGCAGCGCATTTATTTCCCTTCTTTTTGGCTCATGCCTGATAAAAGTATAAAAATCTCCCAGGTTATACATTCCCCATAATAATTCATTTTGTAACTGAATGAGATTTTCTTCTAAATGTTTGTAGAAAATTAAGGCTGTTCTTTTGTGCCTATGCTCACTGGCGACAAGATCAAAAGCATTATATAGATTTTCAAAGCTGCAAATTTCTTCAAAGCAATTCTCTATCATTTCACAAATCCTATTTAAATAAAAAATAGACAGGTACGCATACCTGTCTATTAGCAAGATTTAAGCAAAGCTTTTTTCAAGCTTTACCAAAGACAGTTAATCTGATTCCAACTTCAATCGAAGCAATCACAACTTGCAGTCCGTAAACATACAAGCCAATATTTTTATTTGTTCTTACTTCTAGTTAAATCACAGGCGAAGCGAGCGCCAATGTTGGTGTTGACGTTCCAAGGGTAGTTGTTGCCGTTCACGGCACGCGGACCGCAGTACACGCCATTATTCCAATTGCCACCGCAAATCAGCGCGTGCAAACCATACAATATCTCATTAACTGCCTTTCTTTATTAAGCCGCCCAGGATGCGGCCTAATTCTATCATTTTCTTTTCCGCTACTTCATAGCTATGAAATGACAGATATTTTGAACCTTTTCTTGTATGACAGCCGGACATAGACACGAAGAATTTCAAACTCCGTGTCTACCTTATACCAGCCATCAAGCTTCCTGGAACTTCGATTAGTTACAATGATCAATTCCAGTACTCTATGCAAACATCGTTTTATGTCAGCTTTGAGCGCGAAATTTTCACTGTGCGGAAACTTCTCGACGATAGGCTCAAAATAATAAACAAATTCTTCAAACTTCTTAAACAGCAGTAAGTTTTCGACATTCCCAGGAGGAAGCTTATTCTTTCCTGCTGTTGAGTTTTCCTTGTAATCCATAAGTAAAACCAGATGCTCAGGAATTCAGAAACCAGTATCAGGCTATAATGAATCACAGGCGAAGCGAGCGCCAAAGTCGGTGTGGACGTGCCAAGGGTAGTAGTGGCCGTTCACGGCACGCGGACCGCAGTACACGCCATCAGGCCAATGGCCACCGCAAAGCAGCGCGTGCAAACCAGTTGAACCAGGAATATAAGCCTGTCCCTGGTTAGCTCCCAGAACATTCTGCCATCCCCAAGATCCATCATTTGACAATGAGAATGTCTTTGTCCATTCCCACACATTACCAGCACAATCAACTGCATTCTTTGCAGAAATTGCATAAGGCTTAACGCCACTTACATTGTCAAACTGTCCAGTTGAAGTGTTTACCTGGCATCCAGTGTAAGTTCTTGCGCTGTTTGTTGTTTTGGTCCATCCGTAATTGTTTGAACCGTCCTCCCCCTGAGGAGAACCAAAAGCAAGCGCACACCATTCATCGTAAGAAGGAAGGCGCATTCCCTGACGCTGAGCAAGTTCATTGAAGTTATACTGATTTAATCCTTCAGTTCCTGTTGCTGGCAAAGCTCCATATTTAGAAATCAAAGAACCTTCAGCAATTGAAAGTCCGTTTGTACCACCCATGAAAGTAATAGCTTCATCAACAGAGAGCTGATATATACTTCCCCAAAGATGCTTTGTTACCTGGATCATACCAGGCGCAAGAGTTTTAGGACGGTTTTTCAAATCCCAAACAGAGTTCGGAATAATACCAGTTGTTACATTATCCTGCCACTTTGTACCAGAAGAACCAAATTTGTTGCCATTGCTATCAATTGGAACCCAAAGACCATCGTTTGAAACCTTGCGGATATGTCCAACATGGAAGCCGCCGATTTTTCTTGATGAATATTCATTAAATCCATCAGGATAAGTTGAGTTCAAAGAAACAACAATTTCAGAAACGCCATTCAAAAGTGTAATGTAAACATAGTAATCTTTACCAAAAGCAAGAGTATCACCAGTATCAAGATTTGCTGCTGGATCAAATTCTTCATCAGCTCTGTTTGTAATCTGCTGCCAGTCTACACCATCGTATAAGTCAATAGAAAAGCCATCTTTCAAAATAAGCTTATCTTCATCATACAAGAACGGATCCTTTTTTCTTAAAAAAGAATCACCAACACACTTAAAATTTCCATTTTCAGGAATAGTTGCAACAGATGCAATGTCTACTCCATCCTGCCAAAGTTTTAAAGCCATATTTATCTCCTATTCAACTTTTGCCAATAAAGCATCAATTTCTTCATCAGTAAATCCAAGCTGATTTTTTTTGCAATTAGGATTTTCTACCTTCTTGTAATCATCAGCTGTCTGTTCTTCTGCCGGAACGTCTTTGCTTGACTCTTTGAGCACCAACATATAAACGTTGTCTTTTAGATCGTGAAGCGCTCTTGCAACTTCAGCCTTTCCGCTGTTTGTTTTTACCGCATAGGCAACAGCGTTTTCATAATCCTGTTTAGTGTTATACACTTTAGGAATACCTACCATCTTTAAGCCTCCTTGATGATAATATTTACTTTATATGAAGTGGCTTCAGCCCATTTTTTCGCACCAAACAAGAAGCTTCCCCAAGTTACAGCACGCTCAATGTCCTGAACCTTATCATTAACAATTTCACGAATGCGCAAATGCACACCGTCAGAATCAACAGAAGTTCTAATCGGCAAAACATCGCCGTTATCTTCTGCCATTACTGCATAAATCAAATAATTCACATTTGAATTATAAGTTCTGCCAAGATCGCCCCAAGAAATAACATTGGAGCTGCCTTTAAGCTCAAACTGGTAGAACTTTTTAGCAGCTGCATTATCAATCATTCCTTGAATTGCTCTTACAACGTCAGAATCTCCAACTTTATCAGGCTGGCCGGTAATTCCGGTAATGCTTCCAAAAGCTTCAACAAACAACGCTTGAAGTGCACCTTCAATGTCATTCATCCAGTCAGCTTTATAAGGAGTTCCGTCAATGCCTTCATCAGTTGCAGCATCAACAGCTTTACCGCCTGGATAAGCCGGATCTGTATCGTCATAATAATTTGAATAAGTCGAATCAATCTTAATCATCGCTTTTTCCCCTTCTAAATATATTCAACGAACAGAATGCCCGTTGTATGAGCTGGTTTAATCTTCAGGACGATATATTCAATAAAGTCCTTCCATTTCGCTTCAACCTGTAATTTTTCAACGTACATAATCGCTTTATATCGGTTACGCACAACTGACTTACAGATAAAAAAGCAGTTTACCCAGTATGAACTTTGAGAAGGCAAGGAATAAAAGCCTTCTGTATCATTTTTCAAAACTGTCGGAACAAATGAACTGTCTCCAAGCTTTCGACCATTTACAGCATATTTATTGCCATTTACCATGTACTTATTACCGTTTACGGCCGCATAAACAGCGTTACTGTCTCGCGGATCACGAACCGGCAAATTCTCAATAACGTGAAAATCCGGTGAAATAAGCTGTAAAATCTGCTGTAAATATTCAACTGACTGGCCGCCAGTATTGATATTCCAGAATGACTTCAACAAATTGCGCCGGATATTTTCGTCATATTGCTTTGCAAAAACAACACCAAACTGATTTTCCCACTTCTCCAGCTCTCTTGTAGTCTCCGGGAACAAGTCGCCGTAAATATTTTCCAGGTATTCCTGAATGTTATCCGGTCCGTAAGCCATTCCTTTCAAGAACTTCCTGAAATAATTATCAGCAACGCTTCTGAATGCTTTTGAGCGAGGAAACAGGTATTTTATAACCTTGAAAAATCCTAAACTCATACAGCAACTCCATTGATATAAAGATTATTGAGCGCTGCAAGTTCACCGCGCCCAAGCGTATATTCATCAATTGCTTCTGAAGCATGACGTAAAACAACACCTGTAAAGCTTGCTGTATTTGCAACGGCAATTTCATTCACAATTCCAATTAAATTGTTTACTGAAATTCCATCAACACGGTTATCATCAACAGACAAACCGCGGATGTATGGCTCACGCTCTTTGAAATAGTTTTCAACAGCTGTCTTTAAGTTTTCACTCATAACGCTTACATCACCGGTATAACCAGTTACATAAACATCAAATAAGCTTTCAGTAATGCTTCTTACATTTGCATAACTTTCATCAAAATCCGGATCCAGAATTGCAGTAACAGGTTTTCTATTTTGCTCTCCAGTCTCAGGATCATAAGTGCAAGCTTCACCAACTGCTTTTAAAAGCGCATTGCTTGCACTTCTGGAACCAGTGGAAACTTCATCAGCACAAACATAAATAACAACGCCGGCTGCTGAATCATCATCAGAATAAATATATGTCTGATATACGCCTTCAACGTCACTGGCCCAAATACGATAATCGCTTAAACTGCCGCCTTGTGGCTGAGTCTTCCAGCGATTGACAACTCTATGCCTATAAACATCAACGGCTTCAGAATCAACAGCTTCATTATCAATAACCTTTACAATCGCTGTATCACCAATAAAGCCAAGTGGGCTGACAAACTTTAATTCATCATTTACTTCAAGATTTCCAGGAGTGCCGTTTTCAGAACAGTCAACAGAAATTAAAGCTGTGTCGCCGTCAGAAAGAACAACTGTGACAGTTTCATTTACCAGGTAAAGCTTTCCTGTAATGCTGGATTTTAGCTGAGTGCCGGCAGTAATAATGCCATCAGCAAGAACAGAAACCTGACAAGTTGCACTAAAAGTTGTTGCTTCGTTCGGCTCGCCGCATCCAATAAGATTGCCCCACTCTACAAGTGGATTTATTTTCTTTCCCAAAATATCAACAGTTCCATAGCTGGCAGTTTCAGGAAATATCTGCAAAAAAATCCATCCGGCAAGCTTATACAGTGTGATATATACACCGGCGTAAACTTTTGCCAAAACGTGAATAAAAGCTTTTGGCAAAAGCCTAAATTGAGTGTTAAACTCACTTTCAAAACCGGCAATTACCAGGTCATAAACTTCTTGAATTGTCTTATTTTCAAATGCCATTGCTCATAGCCTCCCATTCAACGCCAAAAGTTGAATCAAGAACGTTTTCACCATCCTTGATAACCTTGATCACAAAATTTGCTTCTTTTATATTTTCAATAGAGCCGGAAACAGTTATTTCGTCTCCTATGCCCTTATCAATTACCCATTGCAGATCTTTTTTTGCAGCATCTTCAGCAGCTTGTAAGTTTTTAGTTGTCAGAGGCAGCGAACATATAACATTCTGGAAACTGCTTCGTAATTCAGTTTCTTTGTCTCCAATCTGATTGCCCCACCAGCTCTGATTGCTTTCAATAAGTGCCGGATCATCCATATTGCCGCCAAACAAACTAAGATAAACAGCGGTCCTGAATCCTCTGTCATCCTGAATAAGTCCGTCTTCAATAACAAAATTTCCACCGTCCGGCGTATCTTCCAAAAGTACATCACCCTTAAACTCTGTCATACAACACTTCCTGGCGCCGTTGTGGAACCTGTTTGAGCTGTTGATGATCCAGTTGTAGAAACAGAAATTCCTGCTGGAACCTCAGCATTATCTTTAATATGCGACACTATTTCATTCGCAACCTTCTTCCAAAAATCTTGACACTGAACTTTTGCTTCAGCTGTTGCACCGGAATCCAGAACAGCATCTGCAATTGCAATTCCAAGTGTGTCACCGTTCATTGCCATAAAATCCTCCTTATGTTCCTGAAGCTGTATCGCCAACGTGAGGCGCCCCAGTAACCGGACAAACAGAAAGAGCACAAAGACAACCAGTGCCAGTAGGCGCAGCAGTACCTTTACATTTGAACGTGCCGCCTGTCGCCTCAACCTGTCCTTCTATCTTCACATTTGTTCCCTTAATTCCAACATCGCCAGAAGCTTCAACTTTTGTGTCGCCATCAGTTTTAAGCTCTAAATCCTTTTCAGTTTCAAGCTTATAGCCTCCTGGCGATATTCCTTCAATTGAACCATCTCCTAGTAATTTCAATACAGCCTGCACATTGCCGTCAGAATCTCTTGAATAAAGAATTCTTTCTCCTGGCTCCGCGCCCTGGCTCACCATCAAAACGCCAATGGCTGCAAAGTTTCCTGTTCCATCAACATCAATTAAAGCAATTCTGTCATTTTCAAGCGGCGGCGCATCGTCACCACTTGCAGCGTAAAAATCAGCAGTCTGATTGTATTTAAAGCGAGTTTCAACAGTCGCGATAATAAACTTTTCAATTTCTGTTTTTATCAGCTTTCCTATTCTTCCCATGGGTATTCCTCCGGCAAAGAGCCGTCACGCGCTCCTGGTAAAACCAGTGTCAAAGTTGTTTGATTTCCGTTTGAATCGCTTCTTTCAAACTGAACAGAATCAATAAGAAAAACAGTTGGCTTTTTAATCATTGCGCCAGGAGCAACAAGAGAAATGGCCATATTCTTTTCCCACAAATCACCTTTTGGCGTATAATGGTCCAAAACTGTCAATGTGTAAGAAATTGCAGAGGCAAACATCCTGCCGGCCTTTGATTTCACAGCGTTTTCAAGATCAGTGGAAGTTGCATCATCAGCTGTAAAGCTGAATGGACGCAAAACACCCTTTTTAGTCAGATAACTGTTTTCATAAGTGTAAGAGCCAGAATCTTCTTCCTTTTCAACTTTAGAATATCCGGTAACATGAGAAAAGAAATTCTGACTGTCAAAATTAGCTTTGCACTTCACAAAAGGAAGCTCACCTTCTTTAATCGAACAGCAGACAGTGTTCTTTTTTGGAGTCCAGAAAAGTAAATCTCCATTTGCTTTGTTTGTGATAATAAGACCGCGCTGTTCTGCAAGCTTCTTCAAAAATCCAAAAATCTTATCGCCAGGCTGATATTCAACTTTCTTAAAAGCTTCGCCTTCGTCGCCGTCAATTACAACATTAAAACCAAAAGGACCACAACAATCTTTTGCAATTTCGCTAAGCTTCAAATCGTTATATTCAGGAGGATATTTTGTATCAGGTAAACAAACATCATTGATAACACCACAAGTCGGATAACCTTGTAATGTAATGCTTTTTTCACTGTCAGAAGTTTCTGGATTAGGAGTAAGCAAAATGCCATTAAACAAAAGTTTTTTGTTGTAATAAACAGTACACTGTTTAAAAGTAAAAGGTTTAAAACAGTCTTTTATTACATCGCTTGAATCGTCAAACGGCGCTGTGAAAGAAAACGCATCAAATGAGTCAATCGGCATTTTAATTGTATAACCGGAAAAGCCTGTAAAAACTTTTCCGTCAATCATTATTGTAATGTCTTCAGCTGCATCAGAATCAAGTTTTATCGGCGCTGCATTTTTTGGAACGCTTTTATTCACACTTGCAGTCGGTTTTTGTTCTTCAGGAATAATCAGAACATCACCAGGATAAATCAAAGGACTTCCATCACTGGCTGTCTTACGAGTCATCAGCTGAGGATTACTGTCACGGATTAAAGTCCACTTGCCGGAAATTCCATAATAGCGAGCAGAAATTAAATTGAGAGTATCACCTTTTGCAACAGTATGGCTCTTAGACATAATATGCAACCTCTGTTCCCATAGGAATTACTTTGATTGTGTTCCAGTTCAAATCATTATCAGAAATGAATTCATCCAGGTGAGAATCAATTTCACCGTACAACTCAGCTACAAGTTCAATAACCTGTCTGTCACGATCCAAAACAATAATGCGTCTTTTCTTTAATGAAAAAGCTGTATTCAAAATTAAAGCAATAGTTGACTGTACAACGTCCAAAAGTGCCTCATAACTCTGATCACTTTCTACATCAACATCCAGCGCAATTTTTGAATCACAAAATGTCTTATAAGTTTCAAAAAGTTCTGCAATCGCTTCGGCTGCTGCAATAGCATCTTCGCGAGTCTTAAAACCTCCGTCGTTTCCTGAATTGCCAGAACCGCCTTCAGAAGAAGCGCTCTGAGTACAAGAAACACCAAGAGCTTCACAAATAGCACCTATTGCACCGCTTAAAGCAAACTTAGCAATCGCATACTGATTTTTAACCTTTTTCAATCCCCATGGATCATTTTTGAATTTCTTCACAATGTCCTTTGTCATATTTGCATAAGCAGTCAAAATCTGAGCCGGCGCACAAACAATTGTCGCTGGTAACTGCATCAGCTTCAGGACAGAAGAAGCGTAGCTTCTTATATTGCTGGTAAACTTTGTTGAATTGGCAATTACTTTTCTAATAGCCGCATAAGCACCATTTACAGCTTCATTTAGGCTCATTTTGTCATTACCGGCAACAACCGCAATATTATCCATATTGTTAGTAATGGCAGTTACTGCATTTGCCATATTTTCCTGAGCTTTCAAAACTTCACTTGTGTTTGTCAGCTCGATAGTTTTCGTAATTTCATCAATTGCAGCGTCGGTAAACACTTCAGCCTTTGAGTTGATTTTTGAAGCAAGCTCCGGCTCGCTTGCCAGGAGTTCTTCATTTGAGATAGTTTCACTGAATGTAATTTCAATAGTTGAAGTGTAAACATCAGTAACAAGGCCGTCAGTTCTTTTTATTGTTCCAGTTGGAACAACAGAACGGATGCCATAAAGCGGATGCTTTAAGCTCGCAATTCCTTTTTCTTCCAGAGCTGCTTCAAACTTGTCAGCATTCTCAGTGCATAATTCACCGGTAAAAATACAAGTCATCGGAAAACGGCGGCCGCCACGACCTAAAGCTTGAATATAAGCGCCGTCTTTTTCTGGAAAAGTGAAAGTTGCAGTTTTTAAGTCAGTTTCTTTGCTGACATTCTCATAAGCAAAAGAAAACTCTTTACCGCTAGGGCTGGTATATTTTACTTCAGCAATATTCATATTTTCCATTATCAAGTCATAAACTCAAAAAAACTATTAACATGAATAAAATTCATTATGTTGTTTTGTACATAAAATTGTGGATAAACTGTGGAAAATGTGGAAAACTCAACACAATACAAAAAGGGCTTATGCCATTACAGCACAAGCCCCAGGAGAGAGTTTATAACGACTGTTATCCCAAACAGGCGTCCATCACAATAAAAAGCTACTTCTTTTCAACCTTTTTCGGAATAAAGGTAACAAGAAGCCCTGCAATAAGTGAAACAATTCCGATAATTGCAGTTATCAGCTGAGTCATATTATCCTTACTGAAACCAACAACCGCAAACAAAATGCCGGCAGCAACAAAGAGACCTGTGCAAAGATATTCTTTCCAGGTTTTCTTTTCAGCTGATTTAACTGTGCTTAAAATCAAAATAGCATAGTCAAAAGAAGCCACGCAGAGAGCTGAATATTTTACAGCTGGAATTGTTGTAAAATAAGCCAAAATTGAAGCTGCAATTAAAACGATAACTGCAATAATACCCCAAATCTTTTTCATATAGATCCTCCTATAATTCAAAACTAAAATGATCCGCTGGATGCAGTCTTTACAGTAATTCCAGGAGCTGGACCGCTCACTTGTCCTGTAAGACCCTTTTCCAAACCAATAGTCATTCTAGTTTCATTTACATTGTTATTCTGACTGTAAGAATATCTTTCCGCATTACTTACCGGCGCCGTATTACTTACTTCAGTGTTTTCTCCCTGGTATTTCATGCTGTCAATCCATGCAGAAATATCATCATTTATTCCTTCAAACTTTCCGCCAATACCAGGAATTTTGCTCAACATTCCAAGTAATTTTTGTACTGGAGAAAGTAAAAATTCCAAAATTGCAACACCAATCTGTTTAATTCCGGCAATAAAACCGCCACCCTGGAATGCCTCAATAATTTTGGAAATTGGAGCCCAAATAGCATTAAATGCCGGTAGAACAAGCGACATTACAATATTTACAAATCCCTGCCATGCAGCACAAAGACCATCCCAAATAGCAGATGCAACATTTTTAATCCATTGCCAAGCAGTCTGTAATGCAGCTGTAACCTTATCCCAGTTCATCGCCAGTGCAACAATTACTGCAATTAAAGCAATAATTCCAAGTACAATCCAAGTAATAGGATTTGCAAGCATAGCAAGATTAAATCCAGTCTGTGCTGCTGTTGCAGTTCCAGTTGCAGCAGCTTCAGCCGCCAGGGAAGAAGTGAGCACGGCATTTGCGGCGGCGGCTCCTTGTGTAATTGCGATCCATGCAATCTGTGCAGCTTTAATAATTACCTGAATAGCATTCCATGCTTTCATTGCAATTACCGTTCCCATGATAGTTGCTTTGTATAAAGTTATAGCGCCAATAATGGCAAGAAGCGGCGCTCGTAAAGCCCAGATAACTTTTGCAAAACCAATGAAGAACTGAATAGCACCAGCCACAAGGTCCATAAGTCCAATAATGGCATTCTTCACAGAATCCATATTGATATTATTAACCATCTGGATAATTTTCTGGAGTCCAGCAGAACCGCCGTTTTCCGCAATGGCTTTTCCAACATTAAGCTGGATGCCTTCAATTGCGCTTTTTAACAACGTTATCTGACTTTTCAATGATTGCTGTTGAGCTTGTGCAATATTGGATGCCGTACCGCCGGCATTTTCCAAAGTAGTAATATATTCCTCAATCTGATCAGTTCCGGCGCTTAAAAGTGTCAGGAAACTTCCAACGTTACGAGTTCCAAAAATATCTTTAAGAGCACCATTCTTTGTTTCTTCGTCAATGTCTCCCAGATTGTTTTCAAACTGTTTAAGAATATCCATAACCGGCAGCATCTTTCCGGCGCTGTCATAAGTTTCAATTCCAAGTGTTTTAAGGGCCTTTGCGGCACTGGCAGAAGGAGCGCTCAAATTAAGCATAACATTACGCAAAGCAGTTCCTGCTTCACCGCCTTTAATTCCGGCATTAGCAAGAACAGCTGCCATTCCGGTAAATTCTTCCAAAGTACCGCCTAAAGAAGTAAAGGTTGAAGCGCCATTTTTAGCACTTTCAAACCACATATTCATATCAAAATTAGCCATGTTAGTTGCTTTTGCAACAACATCAGCAATGCGGTCAACAGAAGCTGCAAGTCCAGCTTCATCAAGAGGATTTCCAAATTCGTCTTTAGTAAGATTGAATGCACCCAGCGCATCAGTTGCCATGTCAACGGCGCTTGTCAAATCAAGACCGGCAGCCGCTGCAAGGTTAGTTGTACCCATGAGCATTGCAATAGACTGCTTAGAAGTAAGGCCGGCCATTGCCATTTTATCCAAAGCACCGGCAGCATCTTGCGCACTGAACATAGTTTTTGAACCTACTTCAATAGCAGCTTTTTGCAGATCTTCCAGGTTTTCCTTAAAGTCCTCGCTGGTAACATCCAGGTCCACAAATTTTGAGCCGGCGCGTGTAACCGCATCTTCAAACTCAATATATTTTTTTGTTGAATCAATTAAAGCAGCTCCAGCCGCCGCAACAGCGGCAGCTGCAACAAGCTTTGCACCATTTTTAATTTTCTTACCAAAAGCATTAAGCTGCATTTCGGCAGATTTCATATCATTTTTAATTTTTGAATTTACAGCAGCACTTACACCACTCAGGCTTTTCATAGAGCCTTCCATCGACTTCAAAGGAGCTGTCATAGCATCAACAGCTTTGAAAACAGTTTCTACCGCATATTTACTTGCCATGTCTCTTATTCTCCTTTTCGTTCTTCTGAATTTCTATTAACCCAGGAATCAGTGCATCATAAAAAAAATGAATTTCTTGTAAAGTAATATCGCACGGCATAATTGGAATATGGTAATCGCTATAAATCTGACGTATAGCAACACACACACCGCCAAAGCCGCGCACAAGTTTTCGTTGCGCTTTATACGCAATTTCAAAACTTAAATAGTTATAAAAAAAACAACTACCGCCTGCAAAAGCTTCCAGTCAATAGCATGAAGCTTGTCAAAGTAGCCGTTATCTTTTCCAGTTAAAGCACTCATTACGCTTGTCTGTTTTTTGAAAAGCTGAGTATCTTTTAAGCCGTCCATTGCAGTAAATATTTTTCCTGTTGGCTGGCCAATATTGATTTTCTGTCCAGCAAATCCTTCAGGGCTCAAATTACTGATAGTATATTCAAGCTTGCCGCCGTCAAAGACAAGGCGTCCGGCTTTTGCTGCTTTAATAATAGTGGCTTTGTTTTTGTTGAATCCGTCTTTGTCGTCTTCATTCATGTTTGCAGTATCATAATCGATACCGTTTGCATCACACCACTCATTGAATTCTTTTTCGCAAACTTCGTCTGCAATAACCTGTTTGTCGTCCATTTTCTTTTCTCCTGTTCAAATAAAAATAAAGCAGCAAGGCTATTCCGGGTAATTATGGGAACTGGAACAGCCATGCTGCTTAAAGTCAGATTAACCCAACTTTTCGAGAGTACCTTCCAAAGTGATAGAAGCAGTACCTTCTTTCAAGTCAGTAGCAACAGCTTCTGTAAGCTGCATTGTTCCACCAACAACAACGCCATCAACCAAAGTTGCAGAAACATCAAAAAAGTCAGTTGAATCCTGAGCTTCCTGAATAAATTCCTGATCATCACGGCTAGGATCCATGATGATATTCAAACCTTCGATTTTACCAGTGTGACGGCTCTTAACAATTCTCATTGTTCCATCGCCGTTCGGTTTTACTTCGTTTTCAAATCCGTCGTAAGTGATTTCACAACTGTCATCAGCGTCAGTTGTGAAACGGCGGCCATTGATTACGATTGACTCAATACATCCGCTTGCCATTATTATTCACCTCCAAGGTAGAAACCAAAGTAAACGTCGGTAGAGCTTACTTCAATATTTCCTGAAAGTTTAACAGGGAATACAACGTTCAATCTCTTAGGATTTTCGCTGTCAATTGTTACTTCCAGATTTTTCTTTGTGAACTCAGCATCAGAAATGATTGCTTTCTTTGCCAGGCTCTTTGCAAGATTGATAAATGCAGTTCTTACAACTTTTGGCTGTACTGCATTCTTATTTGTTACAACGTCAGCATCAGGAACAAGAGGAACACCAATCATTTCGTCAGCTTCCATGATGAGGCGAACGTTATAAACAACATTCATAAGCTTCATCAAATCTACAACATAACGGCGAGAAGGATATTTTCCTTCGTTTGTCGGATGGTAGAATGTAACAATATCGTTCAGGCGAGCAACAGAACCTTCTTTAAGGTTAGTTGATGCACCCTTCATCATTGCCTGATTGCGAACAGTATAAACTTCCTGAACCAAGTCAGAACCAGTGTGGAGTCCGGTCAAAAGGCCTTTGTACCCCATAGCTGGATCTTTGTCAGCAGTAGTCATAATGTCACTGATAAGACCTTTTGCAGCAACTACAAGAGGCATTTCGCGTGATCCGCAAGATACAATCAAGAAGTTGATGTAATCGTTCGGATAAGCGTCAGTAACAGCTGTTCTTGTAGCATAGTTATCAGTACAACCGTGAGCAACGAGAGCAGGTTTCTTGTTAAGAACGCCCCAGCGGTCAACACCCCAGGCGTTATATTTTTCAAGATTTGTTGTGTTATTGTATGGGAAAAGGTCAAGAACAACTGTTTCCCAAACAGAACCAATTGCAGCAAGTGCATTGTCAACGTTGCCGTCAACAGCTCCGCTACTCATTTCAATTACACTGAATGTAAGACCTGCAACATCACAATCCCAAACCAGCTTAATTGTGTTTCCGATTGTGCCCTTAAACTTAGCAGTCAAAGGAATTGCATCATCAGTAATTACACCAGCTTTTACAGGCATTTCAAGAACGCCGTTGATTGCTGTGATTACCTTAGCCATAACGTCGGCTGCTGTTTCGCCCTTAGAAATAGCAAACTCAGCAGCAATGCCGCCAATGTAAATCTTGCCGCTTCCATTTTCTGTTGCAGTTCCGCTAATGGCAACAGAACCAGTAGCAGCAACAGCGCCGTCTCCATCTGCAACAGGATAAATTGTTACAGGGAAGCTTGCGCCATTTCCTGTTTTAGGGAAAAGCTGCAAAGCTGCAAGATGCAGCGGCGAACCATAACCGTACTTTTCAGCAACAGCAACCGCACTTCCTTCACATTCATACTTGTCAGTAGAGAATGTTACGTCGGAATTGCCTGGACCAATAATGGCAAGTCGCTGAGGCAAAAGAGCAGCGGCACCGGCGTTAAAGTTCTTGTAAGTTACCTCAACGCCTGTTACGCGTGAGATAGATGAAGCACTAACACCCATCTTTATTCCTCCTTATACTTCATATCAACGACTACCAATCCAGTGTCGTCTGTTATACTTAGGCTAATAGGATCTATTTCAACCCCTGAAACTTGTGGACTTACTTCTGTATAAGACACATCAAGCTTTAATCTTACAACGCAAACCCTGATTGCAGCGTTCTGAGTTTTCGGCATTCCTGTCTCAAAATCAGTGATAGCACGCTTGCTAACAACACCGCGCAAACCAAGGTAAGCATAGTTGGCAGCTTCCAGGATATTTCGCACAATTCGTGCTGTCTTCCAGGCTTTAATGACTGCCATTCGACCGCTAAGACCGGACCCGTCAAAAGTACCGGAAGCATAGCAATCAACAAAAAAAGTTGCAGTTCTGGCAGTAGAATTTGTTGATGTACTGCCTGAATCAGACTTAGCACCTTGCAAACTTACATTTACAAGTGGGAATACATCCTTGTCTTCTTCAGTCTGCAACTCCCAAGGCTCATCATTTTCCAGATAAACCTTAATATTAAAATCTTCAGCAACGGTAGAATGAGCTTCTTGCGCAAGCTCATATTGATGAGCACATTCCAGCGCAAGAATTCCACAAAGCTGATCGCGTATAATTTCAACGTTATCAGGCGTACTCAATAATTCATTTACAACATAATCACTCATTGCTATCTTCCTTAGTTTCTAATTCCAAACTCAGAATCAAACGGCCAATTCCAATAGTTCTGTCCGGCTCAAAACGGATAACATAAAGAATCCATTCATGGCCAGAAAGATCAGTGTAAATCACTTTCCATCCGCGCCCTGGTTTTACATATTCGCCGGCAGAAGAAGTGCAATCGCTTAATCTATAAGCAGCTGTCACGGTCCGTCCGGCAATTGGATTTCCTTCAGTATCGACCAGGTAGCCAATATCTCCCACAAATCCGCTTAATGTATAACCAGTTCCAGTAGGTTTAAGAAGTGTAAATGAAACAGCTCCGCCGTTGTCTTTATCAGTTAAAGTAACCTTTAAATCCTGTTCTGCAAGCTGTCTTAAATTCATTCTACTTCTTCCCTTTTTTAGAAGTCTTTTCAGCTTTCACTTCGTTTTCAGTTTCAGCCTCAGTAACTTCTTCAATCTTTTCTTTGTCAGCTTCAGCTTCTTCAGAAGCTTTGTCAGATTTGTCTGAACCTTCAGCTGGAATAATCATTCCTTTTTTCACAAACTTATCGAATGCGCTTTTTGGATCAAACATATCAGCTGTAATTACTGCTCCAGCTTCAAGAGTTTTTCCTCTGTTGCTAAAGCAAGCTCCAGGAGCAACAACGTATTTCATTCCGCACTCCTACTTTTTTCTCCAGTTTTTTAGTGGAGAAGTAAGTTTTTGCAAAAAATTGCTTTTATTTTCCACTTCTGTTTTATCAGAAGTTTTTGCTGCTATTGTTTGCCCCCCCCCTCAACAGGAATTATTTTTCCTTTTTCAATAAACTTGTCGAAGGCTGTTTTTGGATCAAACATATCAGCTGTAATTTCAGCTCCGGCTTCAAGGTTTTTGCCTTTATAACCAAAGCAAGCGCCAGGAGCAACAACGTACTTCATTCAGAGCTCCTTCCAGCTGCTTAGTTTCCTAAGCAGCTGGATTGCGTTATGCAACAGTAAAGCAAGCAATTCTGTCGATTGAAACAGGAATGCTTACAGGGCGAACTGTTGACTCAGCGCTGTATGTGTTACCCTTCTGATCTTTGTAAACACGGTTATGAACGCGAACGCCATTTTCGTGTGTAACTTCTTCAGGGATAATTTCGTTGAATGGAGCATCCATTCCGATAGAAGGAACGCCACCATATACAGTGCGAAGGTCAAGATCTTCAACATCAGCAAGCATGATAACTTTGTCATCGTCAATATACTTTTTAACAGTTGTTGAACCAAAGTCAGAGTAACGTCCGTTGTAAACCCAAAGATCAAGTCTGTAAGCTCCAACTTCTACATAACCCATGTACTTACCGCCCTTGTTTACAAGGCGAGGAGAAAGGTTGCCAAGTCCAAGGCCGTCTTTCTTAACAGCATTCTGAACTTTTGTATCTTTAATGAACAAGTTCCAAGCGTTAGCACCAAAAATAACATTGGCAGCATCAACAAGGCCGTCATCACGGATAGCATCAGCCATTTCTTCAAGGTCAGCCAAAGGATCAGCAGAACCGCCGCTCCAAAGGTTAGTAATAGTCTTGAAGTGTGTTGCTTTTGGCTGGAAGTCCAAAGTATAAACAGCATTTCCTGCATCATCAGTCAAAGTAAGCTTACCTGTCTGAAGAACCTGAGAAGCCTGGAATTCAACAGAGCGAACAAGCATTCCAGCCATGAGAGTAAATGCACGTTTAAGGACATTTACAAGGCGGCCATACCATGTACCAATCTCTGAATATTCATTTTCACCAGGCTGACGTTTCATCAAGTCAAAAATATTAACCGGACGAACAAGAGAATAAACAGGAGGCTTAATCTGCTTTCCTGTGAATACATCGTCAGCAACAACAACAGCACCAGTTCCAATGTCGCGAAGAACAGGAGCTACATTTTCACCTGAGCGGACAATATCAATGTCTACATACTCAGCATCTGTATAATCTTCTTCAGTTGTCTTGAAGAAAGATGACAAAAAGCCCATCTTATCCATATTAGGAGCGGACTTAAAAAGTTTGAGAATCTTCTCTTTGAATGCGCTCTGCATATCTTTTCTCCTTAAATCAATTACTGATTATCAGTAATGTTCATTTCTGTAAAAGCAACAGGAATAATTCCGGCAGCTTTAAGACCATCAAGATCAGCAATGTCAGCAGCAGAACCGCCAACAAGAATCTTGTCCTTGCGAACCTTACCAGCAATAAGGGCACGGCATGGAATAGTTCCGGCAGCAGCAAGGCTTGCATCTTCGTCAATGTAAACAGCTACTGGAGTAGTAGTTGAACCGTCATGGAGTTCAAAAGTTCCGTCAGCAGCGCGAGCAAGAATATCACCCTTCTTAACGCTACCAGCAGCAGCAAATGTAACAACATTGCTTTCAAACTCACAATCATCAAAATGAATAAGATTGTCAGAACCATAGTTCTGAATGTTCATGTTAGCCATTAGTTGCCTCCTACTACTTTGTCAAAAGCAGCCATAATAACAGCGTCTTTGTCTTCCTGAGCATTTGCATCAGGTGTAACAATAGGATTTACGTTGTCATCTTTGCGTGCAGCGTTCTGAGCGCTTGCAACACGTTTTACCAAATAAGTTGCCTGAACATCATCATCAGCAACAGGTTTTCCGTCGCGAATGAATCCAGCAGCAACATCCATACATCCAGCAGCTTCACCCATCTTCAAATGAGCAGAAACTCTTGAACGCTCTTTTTCAACACCGGCTTCAATTCCGGCGTCCATAACTTCAGCATAAAGAGCTGGCTCTTTTGCTTTGAGTTCTTCCAGAGTCATAGGAAGTTCCTCCTTTTCATTATTTGCCTTTACGGCTGTATTTTCTGGAGCCCTATGCTCCGAGTTACCTAAGCTTGCAACGCACCTGTCAAAGCTTTTTTTCTCAGCTTCTTTTTTCAATTCGTGCATTGTCTTTTCAACACTCATTTTGACTGTTGCAAACAAAGCCTGTTTTGCACCCTCAGTCTTTTCAGCTTTTGTTTCAATAATTTCATCAGCAAAACCGTTTTCAACAATTTCAGCGCCAAAAAGGAAAGACTCTTTGTCCATCATGGCCTTAATTTCTTTTTCACTCTTGCCAGTAATCTGACAGTAAGAACGAGCCATAACAGCATCCATCTTTTTAAGCAGATCGCTCTGTTTATCCATTTCGTAATGATCCCCCTGAACAATAGACCAGGCGTTATGAATCATATAAACAGAATTATCCTCAACAATAATTTTGCTGTTCGGATTTTCGCACTTTGCAGCAAGTGCAATTACAGAAGCGGCGCTGGCAGCCATGCCCTGAATGTAAGTTTCAACAGTTACTT